CACTGGGCCAACGCCGATCACCTGTCGGCCGACGCAGCCGGAAGCGCGGATGTGCGTCGAATATTGCGGTCGCGAAGTCGCTATGAGTTTGAGAATAACCCCTACGCGCGAGGCATCGCGCATACAATGGCGAATTACGTTATTGGCCAGGGGCCACGATTGCAGGTACTGACAGACGACGTTGAAGCGAATCGTGACGTGGAACAGCTGTTTGTCCGTTGGGCGCAAGAGGTGCGGCTTGCCCAAAAATTGCGAACAGCCAGAATTAGTCAGGTTATCAGCGGCGATGTGTTTCTGCAGATCGTTATGAATCCGCGATTGAGTGAGATAGGCTTACCTGCTATTGATATCAATATGATTGAGGCCGATCAGGTGGCAACGCCCTGGTCGGCGTTACATGACCGCAATGTTATCGACGGCGTTCGACTCGATAATTTCGGCAACGTGGTTGAATACTTTGTCCTCATGTCTCACCCTGGCGATAACCGTTACGCGGCCCTCAATTCGGCGGATTCGTTACCGGCAGATCAGGTAATCCATTTATTTCGCGCTGACCGCCCTGGACAGCATCGCGGCATCCCAGAGTTGGCGGCGGCGCTTGAGACGTTCGCACAATTACGCCGCTATATGCAGGCGGTGCTGTCGGCAGCGGAGCGAGCGGCCGAAGCCACGTTGTATTTCAAGACCGACGCCCCTCCGGGCGAGGGCGCTCAGGTGGCTGACGATGGCACCGAACTGAGCAATCTGCCGGCCATTGAAGTTCGACGCAATGAGTCTGTGTTTCTACCAGAGGGGTGGGAGCCATTCCAACTCAAAGCGGAGCAACCGACCGCCGAGTTTGGCGCAACAGTGCACCAATATCTAGCTGAGATTGGTCGAGTGTTACAGATCCCCGCAATGATTGTGACGGGCGACGCGAGCAACCATAACTTTGCGTCTGGTCGCCTTGATTATCAGGCGTTTTTGCGAATGATCGACGTGGACCGCACAGACTATGCACAAGCTTGTTTGGATCGGATTTTCGATGTGTGGTTGAGCGACGCGGCGAGGGTGACCGGCATGTTGCCGCAAGCAGTACGCACCATCGGCCGGATACCTAGACAGTGGTATTGGCCTGGCATCGAGCATGTGGACGAATTAAAGGCGGCCAACGCATCGCGTGTGCGGATTGAGTCCGGCCAGTCGAGTATTGCTACCGAGCAGGCACGATCTGGCTACGATTGGGAGGACCAGCAGCGAGCACAGGCGGAGTGCTTAGGATTGGCGTTGGATGAATACCGCCGTCGCCTAGCAGATAAACTGTTGGGGCCAGATGCGAAGGCCGAAATCTTTGAAGAAGGAAAAAACAATGCAAGATAAACAACATCCGAAATTACTGAGCATGATTGCTAGTCTACAGGTGCAGGCCGCTGCCGACTCAAACAGCGACGGAAAGCCTACCCTGCCTCGTTTCTCAATGACCGCCTACACCGGCGGTCCGATGCGATTGGCGGGCTGGCGTTACCCGGTAGTGGTGGACCTGGCCGGTATGGGGATACCCAAGCAGTCGCTGCCGATTCGCATGGGTCATGACGCGGCGGCCGGCGTTGGCCATACAGACAGCATTCAGATTGCCGAAGGCCAACTCCTTGCAACCGGCGTGATCTCGCGTGGCACACAGGTTGCACAAGAGGTTGTTGCGTCGAGTAAAAATGGATTTCCGTGGCAGGCCAGTATTGGGGCCAACGTTGACGAACATGAGTTCGTCAAAGAATCGCAGACGGTTATTGTTAATGGCCAAACTTTCAAAGGCCCGATAAACGTCGTTAGAAAATCAACGCTTGGCGAGATCAGTTTCGTCGATCTCGGGGCAGATAACAAAACGTCCGCTAGTGTGGCGGCAAAAAAGGAGAACACAGACATGAAAAACGAAGGGCAACAGCAAACCCCTAATCCGCCGCAGAACGATAAGTCGAACGTTGAGGCTGCTGGCAATTCGTCGGCACGGATCGACGCCGAAATTTTCGAATCTCGACGACGTGCCAACCTGGAAGACATGGCTATCACGGCCATCCATCAGCTCAAACATGACGTGAAGGCGTGTGAGCGTATCCGTGATTTGTTGGTGGAGTGCCAAAACAATGGCACCAGCGCGAAGGATTTTGAGACTCAACTCATTCGAGCGACTTGGGCACCTCGCGTGGCGGCAGACCGCAATGGTTTTGTTGACGAAACCAGCCCATCCGTGCTATCCGCCGCATCTATGATTTCTGGCGGGATTGGCGAAGACATCGCGGTAAAAGAAGTCGGTGAGCAGGCGGTTGAGGCTGCACGTCGACGGTTCGGTCGTGATATGGGCCTCCAAGAGATCATCCTTGCCGCCGCTCAGCTCAACGGCTACAGCGGTCGCAACCGTGTGACGGTGAGCAACTGGCGAGAGGTGTGGGCCTATGCGTCCGGTAAGATTACCGCTGCCGGTTACAGCACGGTGAATCTGCCGAACATTCTCGGTAATGTGGCCAATAAGGCCGCAGCCAAGGTTGCAAGTGAAGCGCAGTGGATTGCGCCCAAGATCGCCGGCAAGGCCAATCACAGCAACTTTCACGCGCATACCGTGTGCAGTCTGGCTGCCAGCGGTACGCTCGAAAGCGTTGGTCCCACCGGCGAATTGAAGAGCATAAACTTGAGTGAGGAGACATATACTCGCCAAATCGGCACTCGCGGTGCGGTCCTGCGGCTGAGCCGTACCGACATCATCAACGACAACCTTGGTGTCTTTACCCGCAATGCTGAAAACCTGGTGCGTAAGGGCTACAACGCTCGTGAAAAGGCGTTATTCACACTCATTAACGGCAGCGGCGCGGGCAGCTCGCACTTCACTGCCGCGCGTGGCAACTATGTGTCCGGTGAGACGGTAGGAACCGTTGCGGACATGGCGCAGATGATTAAAGCGTTTCGCCTGCTCGAAGGCCCCGACGGCGAGCCGATCAACGTGGAACCCAGCATCGTCCTTTGTGGCCCGTTGTACGAGTCCACGTTCGGCATCTTGCTCGGTCAGTACCCAGCACTCATCGCGACGGGTGTTGGTAGTTCCGCCAAGAAAGCTGCGGCTACCAACATTTATGCCGGCAAGTTCGGCGGCGCGCCGTTGGTTTCGTCATGGCTTGAGAAGACGGCTGCCGGCGGTGGAGCAGCCAACACGTATTCTTATCTGTTTGCCGACCCCAACATTCTTCCGTGCTACGAAATCGCATACTTAAACGGTGTTGAGTCGCCGACGGTCGAATACTTCGGCCTCGACCAGGACGTGGATAGCCTGGGTGTCGCATGGAGAATTTTCTGGGACTTCGGTGTTGCTGCTGCTGAGTGGCGAGCGGGTGTCAAGAGCGCCGGTGCGTAATCAACCAAACAACCAAACAACCAAGAATAGGAGAATTACACTATGGCAAACCTTCATAACTTTATCAGTGCGGGCGAGCGTGTCGATCACACGCCTGCCTCTGCATTGACTGGTGGCCAACTTATCCAGTTGGGCGGCAAAAATGCTGCAATCCCAAGCCAACCCATCGCGGCTGACGCTCTCGGCAGCGTGGCGGTGAGTGGTTTGTTCAGCGGCCCGTATGTTGGCAACGCATGCAACGTTGGCGACAATCTCTGGTGGGACGCCAACGGCACCCCCTACGGCGGGTCGGCTGACGGCGCTCTCACAAATCTGGGCGCTGATGGTGACTTTTGGGTCGGCACTGTGACCAAGGCCCCGTCTGCCAATGACGCGACTGTCGAATTCGCGCTGAACGTCGCCAATCCGACACAGCCTGCGTGGATCGGACGGACGTTTTTCAAGTCGGCGGTCGATATCACCTTTGTCGAGGCGACGCACAGTGGCGGCGTGATTGAGATTACAGCTGACGCTAAGACTGTAACGCTCCCGATCGGTGTGGCTGGTATGGAGGTGATCGTCGTCAACCGCGTAGTCGACGCCGGTGCTTTGGTAACTGTTGACCTAAATGGTAATGAGATCATTCGCGGGGCGAACCTAACCATCGCAGCAACCAAGACAGCCTTGAACACCAAGGCCACCGCGATTCAGGGCGACTTTTTGCACCTGGTATGCAATGTGGCCGCCACGGCGTGGCGAGTGGTTGCCTCCCGTGGGACATGGGTGACATCCACGTAATGTTTGATAACCCTTTTTAGATACGGGGGGCGGTGGTAGGTGACGTATATGGCTGACTTGCTGAAAACTGGCTCGGATTGGCTCCACGAGACACAGCACCAGCACGCCTCGCAACAGGTGATTTGCACCCGCAAGGGTGGTGCACAGCAAGTCGCCATATACGCCACACTGGGTCGGACGGAGTATGAACT